GAGTTCCTGCGCGAGCGGGAAAAGATCATGGATAGCGGTAACTGGCTAGCCCTGTACCAGCAACGCCCTACCACTGCTGAAGGCGAGTTGTTCAAGCCCGACCAGATCCAGGTTATCGACGCTTTGCCCTACGGTCATATCCAGTGGGTGCGCGGCTGGGACTTGGCGAGCACGACAGATGGTGACTTTACCGCGGGCGGCAAGCTCGGTCGGCTGCCTGATGGTCGCTTCGTCATTGGCGACATGGTGCGATTACGCGTTGGCCCCGATGAGCGCGACGCGGCGATGGTCAATACCGCTTCGCAGGATGGTGTGTCGACCAAGATCAGCATTCCGCAAGACCCTGGGCAGGCCGGCAAGACACAGGTTCTGTACCTGACGCGGGAACTCGTTGGCTACCCGGTCGATACCTCGCCTGAATCCGGCGACAAGGTTACTCGCGCTGAACCGTTCGCCTCGCAGGTGAACGTCGGCAACGTCGTGATGTTGCGCGGCAGTTGGAATAACGCACTGATAGACGAGATGCGCATGTTCCCCAACGGCAGTTTCGACGACCAGATTGATTCGCTCTCGCGCGCCTTCTCGCATCTGATTGGTGGCGGTCTCGCTCAATGGGCGAAGTTGGCAGGATAAATCTACTCGGCCCTCGCGCCTCCAAGAGCAAGGATTCACTCAAGCATGTCCAAGTCACGTCGAAACATGAAGGCAGGCGTGACGCAACCGGTCCGCACGAACGACAGCTTCGCGAATTTTGCTGCTAACGTCGGCTGGGGTACGAATAACCAGTCGTCGGCATCGCAGTACACGCTGACGTACCAGAGTCGCAACCGGATCAATCTGGAGGCGGCTTATCGCGGATCTTGGATTGTCCGTGCCGCGGTCGATGCGCTGCCGGAAGATATGACTCGCGCAGGCGTAGAGTTTTCCGGGATCGAGCCCGAGGATATCTCGCTGCTCGAGCAGGACATGATGCGCATGGCCATATGGGATTCGCTCTGCGATACCGGCAAGTGGGCGAATCTGTACGGTGGCTGCCTGGCCGTCATGCTCATCGAAGGGCAGGACTTCGCAACGCCGTTGCGCCCCGAGACGATCGCGAAAGGCCAGTTCAAGGGTCTGTTGGTACTTGACCGATGGATGGTATCGCCTCCGGTTGGTGACGTGGTGACCGACTTCGGACCGGACATGGGCAAGCCGGTTTTCTACAACGTGATTGCGGACTATGCCGCGATCCCGAAGGCGAAGATTCACTATTCGCGCGTGATTCGCCTGGACGGTATGGACTTGCCGTTCTATCAGCGTGTCAGCGAGAACGGCTGGGGCCTGTCGGTGCTTGAGCCGATGTGGGACCGTCTGATTGCATTCGATAGCGCATCTGTTGGTGCCGGCCAGTTGATCTACAAGGCGCACCTCCGGACGATGTCGGTTGAAGGTTTGCGAGACATCATAGCTGCTGGCGGCCCTGCTGAAGCAGGTCTAAGGGCGCAAATTGCATTCATCCGCCAGGCGCAGACGAACGAAGGCATCACGGTCATCGACGCGAAGGACACGTTCGAGGCGCATCAATACGCATTCGCCGGCCTATCGGACATGCTTCTGCAGTTCGCGCAACAGCTTTGCGGCGCGCTTGGCATGCCCTTCACCCGTCTGTTTGGCCAGTCACCTACTGGTCTCGGCGCGACGGGTGAAGGCGAGATGAAGCAGTGGCATGAGAAGGTCAAACAGAATCAGGAGCGGCGCTTCCGGAATCCGCTTCACCGTCTGTTCGCGGTGATGTCGATGTCATCGCTTGGCAAGCCGTTGCCGGATGACTTCGGATTCGAGTTCCGCAGCCTGCAGGAGATGAGCGAGGCGGAGAAGGCAGATATCGCTACGAAGAAGGTTGATGCGGTGACGAAGGCGGTTGACGCCAACGTCCAGAAGCCGTCCGCAGCAATGAAGGATCTGAAGGCGTCGTCCCAGGTGACGGGGCTGTTTAGCTCGATCACTGACGAAGACATCAACGAAGCCGAAGAACAGGAAAAGAACGCCCCGCCGCCCGGCGAGATGGACCTGCCTGACGTGTCGGCGCTGACGGGTGATTCTGGCTCTGCGGTTTCGTGACTCAAACGCTTGCGTAAGAAGAAATGATCCTCACCCTAGACCGCAAGCGAGAACGCAACCCGGTCAAGACGCGAGGCGCAGAGCTTCGGTATGGATCGCAACTGCGCAAGGTGGCGCAGCAAGTCGGATCAATCATCGCGCCCTACACCCCCGGCGACATGAGCCAGGTGCCGACGATCGAGCACTTGCTCAATGCCTACGCCGACATGCTCAAGGGCTGGGCGACGCAGACCGCAAGCAACATGCTGATGGACGTGGCGCTACGGGATGAGCAGACGTGGAAGGTACTGGCGAAAGACCTGTCACGCGGGCTGCGGGAAGAAATCCGCAACGCGCCGACCGGCGTGGTCATGCGACAGCTTCTGGCCGAACAGGTTGACCTGATTCAGAGCATTCCGCGGGAAGCGGCGCAGCGGGTGCACCGGCTTACGCTTGAGGGGCTCGAAAACTCGACGCGGTTCACTGAGATTGCGGCGGAGATTCGCCGTAGTGGCGAAGTGACTGAATCGCGAAGCCTTTTAATAGCCCGAACCGAAGTAAGTCGCACGTCGACCACCTTGACCCAGGCTCGCGCCGAACACATCGGAAGCGAAGGATACTTCTTCGAAACGTCGCATGACGGCACTGTTCGCCCGTCCCACAAAGCGATGCAAGGCAAGTTCGTGAAGTGGTCGGAGCCGCCAACGCTTGACGGCATGACCGGGCATGCAGGCTGTTTTCCGAACTGCCGATGCTGGGCCCGCGTAGCCATCCCTGATTGATCACCAACCCGCCCCACGCGGGTTTTTTTACGTCCATACCCATGTCCCATGCGTGCGAATGCAAAGCGTGCGTGAGCAAACGCGCGCCTACGAAAGATTCCGTCACGGCTTCTGGGTTCTTCGCTGGCGAGGAACTTGGGCCGAATCAGTACTTTACGCCCGAAGGATATCTGATCTGTGAGGCGGTGCCAATTGCTCGTATTGGCACGCAGGAATACGCAGATATTGAATTACCTGATCTCGAAGCAGGGCCGGACGGAATCATCGTCGTCGAGCGAACTCCAGAAGTCGTGTTTGCGCCCGAAACGCTGGCAAGCGCACTTGGCAAGCCGGCCACGATCAGTCACCCGGAGGGCGAGGTTACGCCGGATAACTGGTCGGTCCTTGCGCATGGCTCTGGGTTCAATCCGCGCAGGGGCGAGGGCGATCAGAGTGATCTGCTGCTCGCCGATCTGATGATCACCACCAAGTTTGCCATCAACGAAGTCCGCAATAACGGGCTGAAGGGCATCTCGGTCGGTTACGACGCCGAATATCAGCAAATCGCGCCGGGACGGGCGCGGCAAACGTCGATCGTAGTCAACCACATCGCGTTAGTCCGGAACCCAAGATGCGGGCCGGTCTGTTCCGTCCAAGATTCAATTCCCTCCCTAGGAGATCCACCCATGGCTGTTAAGAACGGCGCCGAATCCCTCAAGGATAAGTTGCGCAAATTGTTTATGACGCGCGACTCGGATGCGTTCGAGAAAACGCTGTCGGAAGAGGTGAAAGACGAAGGCATGGAAGCCGGCGAAGGCCAGCACATCCATATCCACATGCCGGGCGCAGAGAAGGAAGAGCCTACGACCGATACCGATCCGGAACCGGCCGCCGATCCGATGGCGAAGGTGCTGGAGGCTATCGACGGCTTGGCGCAAAGCGTCGCAGCCATCGGCGAGCGCGTGTCGAAGTTGGAAACCCCCGCTACTACCGACGACGATCCGGCTTCGGACCCCGCCGCCGATCCGGATGCCGACCCGGCAACGACCGACGAAGATCCGGAGGGCGACGACGTCGACAACCCGAAGAACGGTGTTTCGGCGACCAACGACTCCGCATCGTTCCGTGACGAATTCCAGGATGCCAAGGCCCGCTCTGAAATCCTCGCACCCGGCGTGAAGCTGCCGACGTTCGATGCCAAAGCAACCGGCAAGACGACCGCAGACGCAATCTGCGTGCTCCGTCGTCGTGCTCTGCGTGCCGCGCTGACCAACGACAACGCTGAACTGGTGCGAGCAATCACTGGCGACGCTGATGTGTCGAAGATGGACTGCGCTGCCGCCAAGATGGCATTCCATGCCGCATCGGAACTCGTCAAGCGCAAGAACATGACTGTTGCGCGCAAGACGACCGACGCCGCAGCCGAAGCAAAAGACATCAACAAGATCCACGCCGATTTCTGGGCGAACCGTAAGTAAGGAGCCTCTGACATGCCCTCGTTGCAAGCTTATCAATTCCGCATGCCGGCAGGTTTCGCTGGCGATCTCCAACGCGCTGAAGTCGCGACGATCGAAACGCAGCTGATCGACTCGTCCGCTCCGCCGACCGTGTTCGGCGTGGCCGTCAAGTACGTGTCGGGCAAGGTGCAGCCGATCAACAATGCGGCCGACACTGCCGCTCTGGTTCAAGGCGTGAATCTGCGCCCCTACCCGATCCAGGGCAACGGCACTGACCCACTCGGCACATCGACGCCGCCGATCGCAGGCGTGACCGACATTCTGAAGCGCGGCTACGTGATGGTCTCGCTGGGCGGCGTCACTGCCGCGACCAAGGGCGGCACCGTGTACGTGCGCGTCGCTACACCGTCTGCTGGCAAGCCGCTCGGTGGCTTCGAAGCCGCGTCGGACACGACCAACACGGTCGCCATGCCGTCGAACTGGTACTTCACTGGCCCCGCAGATGCCTACGGGATCACAGAAGTCGCGGTGAACATCTAAATCCCCGGCGCGTAACAACGCACCTCTCAGAGCCCCGCTTCGACGGGGTTTTGCATTTCTGGAGCATCAAATAAATGGACATGTCTGTTCAAAAATTCCTCAAGCGCCGGGAAATCGCTGAAGCGTCGCGCAAGTTCGCACGTCACTTCACGACCGATGGCATGATGACCTACGATCAGATGACGATCGACTCGACCGGTGCGTTCCTGATCGGACAGCTCGAACGTCTGGATCAGACGCTCAACGAGCCGCTGGTCGAATTCACCTGGTCGCGCGACGTCGCCATCCGTACCGATGTTTCGCCGGCCGACGAACTCGCCTCGTTCACGAACTCGGCATTCGCGATGGCTGGCGGCATGACACCGGGCGGCATCAACTGGATTTCGAACGAAGGCAACGCGATTGCTGGCCCGTCGCTCGACATCGGCAAGACCGCTCAGGCAGTGCGCCTGTGGGGTGCTGAAGTCAAGTACACCGTGCCCGAACTGGTGAAGGCGCAAGCCCTCGGCCAACCGGTCGACGCGCAGAAGGTCGAAGCAATGAACCTGAAGCGCAACATGGACCTGGACAACCTGGTCTACTTCG